ATGAGAGGTCGTGCAGGTCAACTAGTTGGACAAGGATTTTCTGGGAAAAAATCTCAGATGGGTGTTAAGATGTCTAAGAATGTCAAAAAGATTGGATGTATGAATCTTAAGACACTTATTGAGGGAGATAAATTAGACATCAAAGACTACGATACTATTAGTGAACTGACTACATTCATCCAAAAATCAAACTCATTTGAAGCTGAAGATGGTTGTAATGATGATCTTGCAATGTGTCTAGTAATTTTTGCATGGTTAATTGCACAACCATACTTCAAAGAAATGACAGATAATGATGTTCGTAAGAGATTATATGAGGAACAAAGAAACCAAATTGAACAAGACATGGCTCCTTTTGGATTTATATCCGATGGATTAGATGGAGGAGAAAGTTTTGTAGATGAACATGGAGATCGTTGGCATATTGATGAGTATGGTGATCGCTCATATATGTGGGATTATCGATAATGGACTTTGATGATCAGTTTGAATTAGAACATTTATTTCTTACCGAAAGAAAGTGTAGAACTTGTGGGCAAATCAAAGATTTATTGGATGGATTTTATTTAACTCGTAAAGGAAGAGGAGATATAGCTTCTGCATATTCATATGAATGTAAAATATGCACCATAAAAAGAATTAAAAGAAGTAGAACCAAAAGTAATTTAAGTAATAACTGGATTTATCCAGACTGGTAGGTTGTTCATTGGCGGTTTCCCCAATATAAAATTAGCAAATAATAAATATTTGTAGTCAAGTTGAATCTTCTTCAGAGGGAAAGAGACATGTCGCTAAATTTAGTATCACCAGGCGTAAAGGTCAGAGAAATCGATCTCACCCTAGGCAGAATAGATGCGGTAAATGAACTAGTTGGTGCATTTGCTGGTCCATTCCAAAGAGGTCCAGTAGAAGTTCCGATTCTTATCGAGACCGAAAAAGATTTGTTAACCACATTTGGAAAGCCACTAAATGATAGTAATCAATATGAGTATTGGTTAACTGCATCTTCATATCTGTCCTATGGAGGAGTTTTGCGAGTTGTCAGATCGGATTCCTCTCAGTTAAGAAATGCAAACTATCCAGTATCTTCTGCAGTTAATCTAAAAATTAAAAATCAAGAAGATTATGAAAATGGTTATGCAACAGCTACCGATTGGATTTTTGCCGCTAAAGAACCAGGATCTTGGGCAAATAAGCTAAAAGTTTGCACGATTGATGCTGCTGCAGATCAAAGAATTGCTATTGGAACTTTTGGAATCACAGTTGGATCTGCTATTACTTGTGGCATCTCAACAAGTTATGTAACTTCAACCGGAACCGTTGAAACATTTAATGGATTTGTTAAAGGTATCGTTGCCGCAATAAATGCTCCTGTTGGAGGTGCAACAATAGCATCTAATTTAGGTAGTATTGATGTTAAAATTGTTAGTTTACATGATTCTAATACGGGCGTAAGTACTCTAGTTGATTATTCATCTTCTTCATTGAATAGAATTCTCGGCGGTGTTGGACAATATTTGCAGATTTTCAATAATGTGGGAACAGCTACTTCATTAGAAAAGTCTAGATTGGCTAATTCCGCAAATGTGGGTGTGGGTTCAACAGTTATTACTTCAACTAACGACGCTATTAGTTTCATACAGTCTAATTCTCTTGCATCTGTTGGTGATCTAATTCAAAGTCTAAATGGTGCTTTTAGCGCAAGAATTACAGGTATTACTACAACTCAAATTATTGTTGACACTGCTTCTCCAGTTGCTTTTGCTGCAACTTCATTAGTTGTTAGATACGCTAGAAATGTAACCGATAATACTCTAAGTAAAGGTGAAGGTTTATTCACTCAATCATTTAACACTGTAATCGATTGGTATGATCAACAAACTCTGGGAATATCAAATAATGTAGTTTTCTGGAAATCAATTGCACCAAAACCAGGTACATCTGCTTATGCAAAAGAAAGAGGTGGAAAAAATGATGAACTTCATGTTGTAGTTGTAGACGAGTCTGGATCAATAACAGGTGTTTCTGGAAATATTTTAGAAAAATATACAAATTTAAGTAAAGGAGTAGATGCAAAAATTTCGCCATCAGAAAATATTTACTATAAAAATTATCTGGCAAATATTTCTAATTATGTGTTTGCAGGAACTAGTGATTCAGTATTAGGAAATGGTTTTACTGCAATTAATGGTTTTGTTCAAACTAGTGGTGGATCAATTGCCGCTGGTCAAAACGCTGCTGGAGTCAATTTTGGTTCTTCTGGAAATAAATCTTATAGTCTATCAAATGGATTTGATTATTCTTCTGCGTCTGGCGGAATGTCAGTAACTCTATCTGATATATTGAATTCATATGAACTCTTTAGAAATCCTGCAGAGTATGATCTCAATTTCATAGTTTCGGGTCCAGATGGTGGAAGCACAATATTTGAAGCTCAAGCAAAAGCTAATAGATTGATCGACATTGCTGAGGCTAGAAAGGATTGTATCGCTTGTATTTCTCCTAGAAGAACAGGAGTTATTGGTGTAACCAATACGGATACTCAAACAAACAATATTATTGCCTTCTATGATTCGGTATCATCAAGTTCTTATGCTGTTTTTGATTCGGGTTACAAGTATATGTTCGATAGATTTAATAATGAATTTAGATATGTTCCACTGAATGGTGATATTGCTGGACTGATGGCAAGAACTTCTATTAATAATTTTGCTTGGTTCTCGCCAGCTGGTGCTTCAAGAGGTGTTATAAACAATGCAATTAAACTTGCATATAATCCATCTCAATCGCAGAGAGATTTACTCTATCCTAAGAGAATCAATCCAGTAATTTTCTCTCCTGGTGCAGGAATTATTCTTTTTGGTGATAAAACTGGTCTTGCTGTAGCAAGTGCTTTTGATAGAATTAATGTTCGTCGTCTGTTCTTAACGGTTGAAGATACCATTTCAAGAGCAGCTAGAGCTCAACTTTTTGAATTTAATGATGTTATTACAAGATCTAACTTTACTAATATTATTGAACCATACCTTCGTGATGTTAAAGCAAAAAGAGGAATCACCGATTTCTTAGTAGTTTGTGACGAATCTAATAATACACCAGATGTGATTGACGCAAATCAATTTAGGGCTGATATTTTCATCAAACCTGCAAGGTCAATTAACTTTATTGGTCTTACTTTTGTTGCTAATAGAACTGGTATTAGCTTTGAAGAGGTCGTTGGAACTGTTTAATTTTTTCTAAAAACATTAATCCCTATAGAGGTAAAAACAAATGGCATTTTCAAATACTCCAAGTTACAGCTCCAGAACTTTAGAAGATTTTAAAGCAAGATTAATTGGTGGAGCAGCCAGACCCAATTTATTTGAATGCGAGCTAGCATTTCCTCCATTTGCTCTCGGAGCAACAGCATCTGCAAACACAGATAATACTAGAAGTGTAAGTGAACTTTCTAGATTTATGATTAAGTCCGCAAACTTGCCCGCATCTAATGTTGGTGTTATTGATGTTCCTTTCAGAGGAAGAAGTTTAAAAATTGCAGGAGATAGAACTTTTGATGTTTGGACAATTACAGTCATAAACGATGTTGATTTTTCTCTTAGAACTGCTTTTGAAAGATGGATGAATGCTATTAACAAACACGATGATAATTCTGGTTTAATTAATCCAGCACAGTATCAAAGAGATGCATTTGTAAAACAATTTGGTAGAGCTTCAGTATCATCAGCAAACTCTAGTGTTACATCACCAACTCAAACTGTACCTGGTGATCAAATTCCTGTTTTAAAAGCATATAAGTTCCACGGAGTATTCCCAACTGCAGTAAGTGCTATTGATCTTTCTTATGATTCTAATGATGCAATCGAAGAATTTACAGTAGATCTACAAGTTCAGTGGTGGGATGCTTTAGATTCTGAGGGAACAAGTCAATTAGGCACAGATACTGAAGTATTGAACCCTTCATAAATAATACAAATAGAGTTAAATATTTGAATAATGCCTAAATTATTTGGTTTTAAAATCCAAGATTCGGAGAACGATGGATCAAAAAAATCCATCGTTTCTCCTGTTCCGGAGAATCAAGAAGAT